ATCAATATCCCTTGGGTAATCTCCCTCGAGTATTATATAATCGTCCTTATTATAGCGTAGACCAGTATAATCTATGTTGGTATGCCAACCTAGTTTAGGTACTGTTCTATCTTTACGTGTCCAATCGGTTTTAAGCATATGCGCCTCCAGGGAGCCGCTATCCATAATAACCTCAATATCATTAGGTATAATTAAATTTATTGCCTTCAGTGCAAGTATGAACTTGCCCTCATCGCATTCATTTAAAAACCAATCTTTCATACTTATGCGATAAATAATCTTACTAGAGAATTTCTCGCATTCAAGTACTAGTTTTCTATCATCAGAAACAATGATCACAACAGGTTTACTTGTTGTCATTACTGTTTTCTTAATAACAGGGTCATCCTCAATCAGGTCCGTAGGGACCGGGGGTATTTCTCTGTTATTTCTGATATCAAGGAACGCTTCATGCATCCAGTCTTCAAGATTATTCACAAGCCTATCGTGTCTTGTAAATGCTCTTTTGTCCCTAGGATAAGACTCTTTGCCAAATTTATTTCTAGCACCAATTAGCCCTTCGATAGTAGAGACCCTTAAAGGGTCATGCTCTTCTAACAGCTTCATAATGCTATGATGATATAACCTAGTCTTCTTCATGCCTCGCATCATATGCGGGCGTTGGAAGAATCTATCTCTGAACCTAGACATGGTCTGTAATAACTCGTCATCCGAAGGGATAACAAGTTGTTCGCAGACAGTTCTTAGATTCTGGAATAGATCATGCTTATTCACATCCTCTGTAAGTGACCTTAGTCTCTCGTGATAAAGGTAGTACTTCGAGATCTCAGTCTCTGGTACTAACCTTTTCTCACTCTGCAATTTGGCTAATACCCCGTCTGGGTACTTATCGTACTCGTCGGGATTAACCATTGCAAACTGGACTATAGGATGACTATCGGGGATAGCATGCTCTTCTACGTATGCTTCATTTTCGAAATGTTTATCGAATCGGACGGAACCGGACCTGTTGGTCAGGTTCCTTTCCTTTTCTCCTAGTAATTCTAGCAGGGTGTAGTATACTATGCGCATACACACACTACTTTGTGATTTTACACTGTTAAACCAAGTCCTCAAATCCCAGTTCATCGGCATCTTCCCTATACCATATATTTGGTACGGGAGATATACCGGGTACTTTTCAGCCCTAAGGTTGAGGGATATGTCTTGTATAATAGAAGAAACTGAGAAAAGATACTTCTCTTTAAGAGAACCGTCTTTTTCGCAGTACGATATGTCTTTACCCAGACCAGTTACTTTTCCCTCTGTTGAGGAAGAAAAGTCTGCTCTGTCTTTCTTGGTATCTATTAATAGCCTTAGCTTCACGATGTCAAGGTACGTCGAATAGACGTTACTTTTTAATCGATTAGCTCTCCTCTGACCATACTTCGAGGTTGGAGGAACGGCCATAATTTCTTCGCAATAAGTGAACCAATCATCAGTGATGAATGTGTCGCTGTTAGCAAAATGATAACCTAACATAATACATGCTTCCTTGAAATGGGATACATATTTATGTATAACAGATTCGTCTGCGTCGGTACCCAAGATGACACAACCGTCATCCCCGTTACCTTCTGCATACACTTCTATATCAAGTCCTACAGTCTTTAATTTTGCATATTTATGCGCAATTAAATGTACCATGGATAGACTAACTTTTGTCAGCGGGTC